CTACAAGGCGTGGTGGATTGACTCTCCTCAGATTTGGGTGTTCTGCAACACGAAACCCAACGTGGCGTACCTCTCAGCTGATCGCTGGAGATTTTGGACCATCACGGACGGCGAGCTGGTCCCCCTGACTTCTGACGAAGCTGCTTCCCTTGAGACAACCAACATTGACGAGGACGACAATTAAGCTGCCCTCCGGGGGCCTAGGCGCTCCGCTGGTAAACCCAGGCCCCCTCTCTAATCTACTATATATTCTTTAGGCATAGTGCGAATCGTGCGAAAAATCGTTTTCCGGTTTTTTGGTGTTTTATTTTGGTCGCTTCGCTCCGGCGCTTCGGGCTTCGCCCTACGCTTTCGTCAAGAAGTATCCTCCGTGTTTCCCCCGGCATGCGCCGCGGGGTGCGTACGGGGGCGCGCGTGTGTACGCGCCCCCTTTGTCACTCGGCTCGCTACTCGCTCGCCTCGAGAGTGTCTTAGCAGTCAGTGTACCAGAACCTGGTTAGCTGTGACAGCTCGACTGTTGTCCCTGTTGTGGTGTCATCCGAAGAATCAGCCACAATCCAGTAGACAGAAATAAACCTATTCTGTGATCCGACGCCAGTACCTGTTGCCTCGTATTTAATCTTCATACCTTTCCCTGGGAACTTTATCATCTTGGAGAACATCTTGGTGTTAGTTGCTGCGTTGCCGACAGCTCCACCACCTAATTTGATCACTCGATCATGATAAACGGTACAATCAAGCTTGTTTATCGGGTAGTACATGCAGTCCAGTCCATTTACGCCAGAAATGGTGCTGGTGGTCCCACTAGCCGTGTTCCGGAATATTGGGAAGGTGGAGAACGTAGGGTCGATATTCCCGTCGTGGCCGAGAATTAGGAGACGAGCATAAGACTCTGACCCACTGTTGTTGTTCAAGATACCCTTCACGAGGAAAGATTTCAGAGAAATTTCGTTGCCGACTCTCGTGATGTGAGATGTCCCGACCGCGACTTGGGGATATCCCTGCATCGCGCCCTGAGTTAGGGTGTTTAATTGCACTTCGTTATCGTGGTACCAATTCTCTTTGAATTCGATCGACGGCATTGCCCTGCGGACATACTTCTTGACGGCAGTTGACACTCCCTTCTTTTGGGGGGTATACCTCTTTTTTCGCTGGATCGTGGGCTTGCGTCTGGCGACTGGCATTGCTCTTGGTGCCATATCGCCAATATTTTATATTGCGATATCGTCGACTTGACATGCCTTCGCAGATCAAGGTCTGGGACGTCCGGTGGACTCTGCCCGGCAACGAGGACCTACCAAGCCACGAACACAGGTTCAAAGCTTTGCTGAAAAAGGAGGCTAAACACTGGTGCTTCCAACTCGAGCGTGGACATCACGGTGGACTGCTGCACTACCAGGGTCGTGTGAGCCTCAAGAACTCAGCTCACTCATCTGGCTGCTTGGTGAAGCGCTGGAAAGTGCAGGCGGAGGGGCAGGCTTGGTACTTTGGGATCACGAGTGGTGAGAACACTCGCAACTTTGACTATCAACTCAAGGAGGACACGAAGGTTCGTGGTCCGTGGACATCAGAGGACTCCGAGGAGTACATCCCTGATCACATGGCTGGCAAGCAAGACACTATGATGCCCTGGCAAGCTGAGATCTTTGATAGCTACCAGCGCAAGGAGTGGCGAAAGGTTGATTGCATCATCGATCCTGATGGCAACAACGGCAAGAGCACTATTGCCTCCCTTTGCGACCTCCATGGGCGTGGAGTTGACATGCCGGCGGTGAACGACGGTGAGAAGCTGATCCAGAGTCTTTGCAACATCATGATGAGCAAGCGCTGCAGGACGCCATGGCAGATATTCATCGACATGCCGCGCAGTGTGAATCAGCAGAAGCTCGGCGGGATGTATACCGCAATCGAGCAAATCAAGAAGGGGAAGCTTTATGACATGCGCAATCACTACAAGGCGTGGTGGATTGACTCTCCTCAGATTTGGGTGTTCTGCAACACGAAACCCAACGTGGCGTACCTCTCAGCTGATCGCTGGAGATTTTGGACCATCACGGACGGCGAGCTGGTC